TGATGGTTTCCGCGCCGGGGTTGTCCCGATTGGAAACCGGAATAAGCGAACGATATTTGAGCTCCCGCTCCTTGAAGCGGTAAATTTCTGCCTCCACCGCCTCAAGCTGTCGCGCCGTGAACAGCGCAGCGTTCGGGTCGATGGCGTCGAGAAAGGTTCTCACAGCGTCGATGCGAATCATAGTTTTTCTCCTCTTTGAGTTTCGGCTTTTAGGTGAGGTTCAAGTCCAGCATCGCCAGTTCCCCCGCAGCCGCGTCGGTGACGAATTTGGCGTTTGGCAGGGCCACGGCGTCGGTGCCGTCCGCATCGGAGCGAAAGGCTCCCAGCGCCTCGCCTTCACCGGCTACGAACCGAACGAAGGCGGCACTCTCGGCCACCACGGCATCTTCTACCGGCACCCATACCCGGCCTTTTTTCATCACCGGCATTACGTCCTCATCGGCATACCCTGCATCCTGGGGCTGGGTGTGGCTGCGCACGGTGACGCCCAGGCCCGCCAGGCCGGTTACCTCACCCGTGGCGTCGGGCAAGACGGCGAGGCCCTCACCGCTTCCTTTGGTGACGAACGCACCGAAGGGAATAACCCCGCCGTGTTCGTTAATGTGGGTCATGATATCGGTCGGGCCGATATCGGCGATTTGCCCGGCCAGGCCGGCGGCCATATTCTCTCTGACTTCAGTCTGCATGATCTTTCTCCTTGGTCATCTTTGGTTATTGGATTTAGGTGGCCGACTCGCCGTTGGCCAGTGCTTGTGATCTCTTGATGAAATCACCCCGATGATCGGTTTTGGGTTTACTGCCCGCCTGTTTGGCATCGGCGATCAACCGGGACAGACCCTGGTCGGCGCCGTCTTTTTGGGCCGCATCGAGCAGGTCAACAACCGCATCGAAGCGGGCGTTGATGTAATCATCGGATTTTTCATCAGCCTTGAAATCCGGTGTCTGTTTCTGGATCACAGCCACCTTCAAGGCCTTATCGGCAAGACCGTCGGTCTTGATATCCAGCGTGCCGGCCACATCCTCCAGCGCCTTGCGTTCGGCGATGATGGCCTGGATTTTCTCGCCGGAAGGGTCGGAAAGCGCGGCCATGTCGGAATTGATCTTTGTGTTGTCTGCGGTGAGGGTGTCGATCTTTGCCTGGGCCTCGTCGCCTTTTTTCACCATTCCTGCGATTTTGGCGGCCTGGATTTGGATCACATCCACCGCCTCATCCAATTTGGCCGACATTCGGGACAGTACGCCCTGGGCCTCGTTGGGCACCTCAGCTTCGATGGCGTCCATCGTAAAACCGTCGAGTTTCAGTGCGTTTCGGATAAATGTAAACATGTGAGAACCTCCCTTTTGATCGAGTTGCAGTTTGACTTTTTCACCCGCACGCCCTTTGGCCACGATGGCCAAATGGTTGTAACGGATGTTCTTTTGCACGGCGTCGTAGTGCCCTTCCGTGGGATGATCCCCGGAGATCGGCTCCTCATCCGCCCGGTACCCGCATGACAACTCAACACCCTCACCCCGGGCACGCAGGGCCTGGACATATTCGATAATGGCGCGATCGGTGATCTTTACCCGGCATTTGACCACTTCATCGTCGTGGGTGATCTTCTCTCCGGTAACACCGACCTGCAGGCCACGGATATTCGCCGTGGTTACGATCTCTTCATTCGGGTGCAGAAACGTAACCGGCTGCATGGCCAGGCTGGCCAGGGATTCATCGGAAAAAACCTCTTCCGGCGGCCGTAACACGCGAATCAGGTTGCCGTTGTCATCGTGGTAATCGAAAACGCCGGTACGCGTGGCAAACGCCTCGCAAACCAGGTACCCCTCCGGAGTGATCTCAAAAGCCCCCCGGCCTTGCCGGTCCAACCGGATGGTGAACGTGCGATTGATTTTCATGCGGCCTCCTTCTTGGCCCCGTACTCGGTAAACATCTCCAACACCGGCTCAGCGGTGCACCGGCATTGAAAATCATCGCCCGGGTGCCCGGTGTCCGGCGCATCGTCCCATCGAAAAGTCTTGCCGTCGTTGTGCAGATGCGACGGCCGGTCCGCGCCGTCTTTGGTAGAACGCCAGACGTACGCCTCTACCCCGGCCTCGGTCTGGCGCAGTTCGGTCAACTTGCCGTTTAGCTTGCTCACCTGGTCGCGGGCAATGAAGCGGGCCCGGCGGCGGGTGGCTTCCATCTTCTCCATGATCGCTTTTTCGATCGTGCGCAGGCTGTCGCCAGCCTCCACGCGTCGCATCAACAACGATTGCAGGTCCTTGGTGCCCTTTTCGGTGATGTCCTTAATGAAGCTGACATTGTCGAGCACGAACGCCTCCAGCTTGGGCATAAGCCAGCGTTCCTGGCGCAGCACGGGGATACCCAACACCGACGTGAACTGACGATCCACCTGGCCCCGGTTGAAATCGTCGGTACGCGCGGCGAACTGTGTGGCAACACCGCTGACAGCCGCAACCGTCACCGTTCGGGCCACGTTCACGCGAATGCCGTCGAACACCTCGCCGATCAGATCTGCGTACCCGACGTCATGGCGGACAGATTGACCGTCTACTCTCAGGTCGACGTCACGGGTCGCGATGATGCCGGGCAGTGTCTGGATGAGGCGATCCCGGACTTCGTTAAAAAACGGGGCCGTCACGCCCAGAATCGCGGCCGTATAGGACCGCTCGATGGCACTCGGATGAAGCTGCACGGGTGGTCGCCGCTTCCGGGGCATGCGTTTGCCGGAAAGCTGCATCATCTTGCGCCGGGACCGTATGGCGGCCTGTTTTTGTGTTGGCGTCATTCGTCGGCCCCCGGGTCCTCAGGCGCAATACGATCCGGCGTCTCCCGGCTGTCTACGTTGATGACCGTTTCCATGCTGTACCCGTCCGGTCCGAAGCGGTTTACGGCAACCTCTTCGGGCGTGATCACCTGGTTGGCGATATACACCTGATCGGTCTCGGCCACGGTCTTTCGCGTATCGGCGGTCTCCTTTTCCGTCGGCTGCCACAGCGACGCGAAGGCAAACGACCAGTCCCCGCCGTCGCCGCCCTTCTCGGCCGACAGCAGCTCGATCAGCCGGGTCACCGGTCCGCGCAAATGTTTTTGCTGGAAGGCCTTGACCCGGTCGTAGTAATTGCGGGTGGTCTCATCCGCGCCGGAAAGGGTACCCAACTGCTGACCAAAAAGACGGGTTTTCGGAATGTCCGCAGCTGCGGACACCAGGTCCATGTATTTGTCCAGCAGCTCGACCAGCCCGGTGATGGGCGTCTGCACCTTGGCGAACTCTTCATCCTGGCCGATCAGCGAAACGCCCAGGGAAGACATGTTCGATACCGCGTACTGGATGCGCGCCTGCAACGTGGCTTCCTCGCCATTGGCTATCAGCTCCGCCAGGTTGGGTATCTTCAAGGTCTTGGTGATAAAGTCCTGGAACAGAACCGCCCCGGCCTGGATGCTGGTACCGAACTGCTTTAACTGCTCGTTGATCGGGATGAATACCGAATCGTGCCAGCCGTTGTTCTGCATGCGCAATCGGTCGGGCAGCCATGATCCGTCAAAGCGGATCAGCCGCGATTCGTGGATGACGGCCCCGGAGGCGACCGGCACGGCATTGGCCGGGTTCAGCCGGTAGGTTTTTGGTTTTGAGAAATTCGGCGCCAGCGGATCGTCGTAACGATCGGCCGGAGTCAGTTGCCAGCGGTCCAGCACGGTCAAAGAGCCCAGGCGGTTGACGCCTTTGTTGTTAAGCTCCTGGTCGGGCGGCTGCCCGTCAGTGGCCCCCAAAAGGATTACCGATCCGCCGTAAAGCCGTGACAGGCGCAGGGCCTCTTCCAGGATCGGCCATGCCGACAGTTCCTCCATGCGCCGGTTGATCCGGGCGCCTTCATCAGGGTCGTCGATGGAAAGATGGACACGCTGTCTGCATGCGTCCTCAGGCAGGGCGTTGACGATCCGCCGTGGCAGCCAGAAGAAGCGGTACATCTCTTCCAGCTCGGCCAGTGACAATACCAGCCCGCCGGTAAAACGCGTGCGTTGCAACGGATCGCGAGAACCGCCGAAACCGGAGAATGCATTGACGTAAACATCCATGCGGGCGTGAGTCGGTTGGCCGCTGCGGGCCTCGAAGGCGGCCAGCTGATGTTCAAGGTCAGTCATGCCACCATCCTTTGCATCATTTTGCCGAATACACCGCGCGCGCCGCGTTTCTTAAGCGCATCGGCAACAGAAGAGCCTCCTTGCTGCAACAGTGAAACGGCTCCTTCCAGCCCGTCCGGCCCATCATCATTGACGTTTTTATTCAGCAGGTAAATCAGTTGCTCTGTCAGGCGGTCTTGGTCGCTATGTCCTTGACGAAAGCGAAGTTTCCCGAACTCTACCAGGTAAGAAAGCGTTCCGATGATCCGTGCTTCCTTGTTGGTGCTGTGGAGTTGCGGTCGCCAAGGAAGATAGCGCCCGACCCGCTTGGCATAATTTTGGATCGCCTCATGGAGGAAATCATGAAACATGTTCTCCTCGATACCCACCGGGCCGTGGTACTCGTCATGCTGACGGTAGGCGGCGGCAAACATCTCGGATGGACTGGCGTGGCGGATCCAGGCATGAAGCACGTAAAATATCATTGCTGTGCGGTCGAGTCCGACAGTGATGCACGCCTTATAATCATTGTTTTCACCGCTCTTGGCGCTCGGATCGGTAAAGCTGGCAGTTCTCAGATCGATACCGGCGATCTCTTCGACCTCGTAATATTTGAACCATGTCTCAGGAAACGGTGAGTTTTCGGCGCCGGTTAAATTCCGCATCTCTGCGTTGAAGTCCACGGTGCCCATCTGTCGCTGTTTTTTCTCCAACCGTTCGGCCGGCCACAATGCCGGCCACAACGGTCGCTGGGTGGGCTTGCCGTAATCGAGCCAGCAGTCGTAAACCTTGGAAACATACAGCTTGTTGCCATCCTCGTCTTTGGCTGCGATGAGTTGGGAAATGACACTCTTTGGATGAAAAAGGTTCCCGACCATGTTCGCCGTATAACCCGTTCCCATGCTGCCGATCACGGCGCGGATCAGCCATCGTCTCCCTTTTTCCACCTGCTTTGGATTTTCTACATTCTCGTCATTTTCAAAATCATCGATAATGGCACGGTCAGGACGGTGCTGCCGGTTCTTTAGCCCGCGAATCTTCTCCCCGCGTCCCCTCGCCAGTACACGGACGCCGTTGGCCGTGGTGAAATCGTTTTTCTTCCACACCTGGCCGAAGAAAACCCCGAAATCATGACGAAGGCGAGGGTTGTCCTCGAGCTCCAACCGGATCGGCAGCGTGAACCCGGACGCCTGGTCGTTGCTGTCCGAGACGATCATAATGAACCGGCGCAACTGGTAGGCGATGTCGTGGATCGGCAGCCCCAATGTGAAAAAAGTCGATTTGGCATGCTCGCGAGGGGCGCCCAACAACACCAGGGCGTCCCGGACCTCGGTCAGATCTCCCCATTCGTTGTGACATTCGGCGAATTCGGAAGGGAAATAATGGGGCAGATAGGTTTCGAAAAAGTAAAGGAGATCATACTCTGCGCGGTCTTTCCGTCGTTTCTGCTTTTCCGGCGTGTCGTTTTCGAACGGAGACACGGACTCGGCGATCCAGGCTTTCAGATCATCCGCCCACCGGTCAAAACTCAGTTCTGTCAGTTTAGGACGCTTGCGCATGTTGTTCCTTGAACCGATTAACAATAACGTCAAAATTCTGAAGCAGGACTTTCAGTCCCTGGGGATCAATTTCCTTTAATGTTTCCGCTACGAATTCCATATCTTCCAGGAAAAGTTTTGGCCGGTCGACTTCCACCGCCTCCATCGATTGATCCTTGTCGCTGTCCATTTGGAGCTTGACGATCTTCAGTGCCGCGTATGCCGTATTGGGGTCATTGGAATCCACGGCTTTTTTAAGCATGGTGTCGCGCAGCTTGACCAACTGCTGCTTCAGGGAACGTTTGTTCTCCAGATGCGCGACACGCTTTTCCCGCCAGCTACCCTCCCGGGCCCACCGCTTGAGTTGGGATACTGATACGCCGGTGGCCTCGGATACCCGCTCGTAGGGCTTCCTGGCCTCGACATAAAGATCCTCTGCCTCGAACCGGATTTGCAGATCAATTTCCTGTGCCATTGATATCCCGGATTCGTTCCAGCGTTCGCGCCAGAGCCTTGAGACTCATGGTCAGCGACAACCTGCGCAACCGATATTTGAGTAGGTATTTAGCCATTCATGCGCTCCGATAGCGTGGTGGCGATCACGCCCAGTTCCCGGACCAGATCGACAAGCATACCGGTCACACGGTCTTGCAGGCTGCGGTATCCTTGCCACAATCGCCATATGGCATAAAACGCCACGGCATTCACCGTTAAGCTCAACAGCAAGGCGGCGTCCTTGCTGCCGGCCACATCTTTTACCCAGTGCCAATTCACGAACGGCCCATTTTCCTGCGGATAGCGCTGGTTTCTGCAGCGTCCTTGACCGTCTGGCTTTGCCGTTTCAAATCAGCGGCGGTATCGAACAGGTCCAGGGTGCGCTCGAATTCGTTGGCCGTGTCGATGTCTACCTGTCCACCGCCCATCAGTCGCGATGCCGTCGACATAAAGCGGTCGGCAAGCCTGTCTCTGGGTGTTTCTTCAGCTGACGTTCGTTCGCCGTTTTCCGCGACAATCAAGAGTTGATCAAGCCGGGTATTCAGGGCCTGAGCCAAATCTTCAACGGACTGTTCCAGACGCGACAGGTCGCCATAGTGGCGGCCATTGGTGCCAAGATAGGCCAAGACCGCATATTTCAACTTTTTAATTTTCTTCATGCTCTGCCGCGTCATTTTTCCCTCCTTCGTCGCTCGCGGTTGACGGCCGTGAGCAGGCTACTGAACAACATAGGGGAGTACTTTGCGCTCTACATTGTCGATATGCATCAGTAATAATTTGCGATCACACGCACTGAATGGATCAGGCAGGTTGATTTCTTCCGCCAATTGGCTGATGTAGAAAAGACGCTGCCCATCATCATCTTTCAGCCATTGAATATGCTCTGTCATGTACACGACGGCATCGTGGCCGGTGATGATCAACGCTCCGTTTTGCAGATTCTCGCGGGCGTTTGCTAAAAACGCCGTTACCTCCGGAACCAGTTTCTGGTTATTGCGCAACATCTCGTAATCGGCCACCTGAAGCAGCAGGTCGGCCTGTTTCGCGTTGGGGATGTAATCCAGAATAATACTCGCCCCGCCATCACAATATTGCTCTCTCAATTCTGCGTTTGAGGTGTCGGCCCGGGTCTGCATTTTATCGAACAGCCCGCATCCGGCCATCAGGGTGGTTGCCGAAAACAACAGGAACAAAACAACAGGATGGACGCTTCCTCGGTTGTTTGGTGCACCGGTCAAGGTAACCGCAGATTTTGTCATCAGCCGCAAAACGATATTTGTCAACGGGATGACGGCCAGCATCGACTCATAAAGTCCGGAAGGGAGATCTATTCCAAATGCGGACAATATGCCGACAATACCCACCAGAACCGCATTTACATTGAAAGTTTTTGATTTGAAAATTGGCTTCGCGTCCATTGATCGGCTCCTTATCTGAGGAAGTAAATATATTGGCCCGTCCGGCGGCGCCAGACTTGGGGGCGTTTCCGGTTGTCCACATGAAACCCGATTGCCAATGGCTCTCCATCACGCCATTCCCAATCATAGTAGAGCCCAATCCCCGTAAACCCGGAGCGAAACACTTTCATGGCTTGTGCACGGGCATCGACGTGGGTTCGAAAATGGAAGTCGACCGCGCTGCAGTTTGGAGCATAGTGCAAAGATGATGTGCAGTGGCCGGTTTTTTCAACGCAGACGCACCCGCGCAAGCCATGTTTATTGTGGGTAACAATTGGCCAGCCGGTTGTTTTGCGTAGCAGATTAAGCCGGATGATGGTTAAGGGATCCATGAAACGATGACTGTCGGGATGTCCTGGATCGTCGAATTCATCTGGGACGAAATGGTCGATTCTGGACCAATCCATCGTTTCATGGGAAGGGTCAAACAGGATTGTGTGTTCAGCTTTCATGAGATTTCGCTTCCCCGAAAAAACAAAAAGCCCGGCCCACCGGAAGTTCGGTGGATCGGGCTGCGAGAGCCGCTATGAGCGATGGCGGACAAAGCCGCACAAAGTATTCTTATTATTTATTACTTTTTTATATGAGCAATGTCAAGCCTGGTTTTATAAATCAAAACCCACTTTCCGCAATGTTTGCACCGCGTCTTTACTCTCTCTGCCACCGCTTCCATTAACGGCCGTTTACAATGTGGGCAACTGATCACCGGCCCGGAAGGGATAGCCTTTACACGTTCTCCGATCTGGTACTCATATCCTGGATTGATCATACCCTCTTTTTCCTTTTTCGCAGCGCTGCCACTTCTTCCCGTGTAGGGATGGGTATTTTCTCCAGGTCCTTCCGTGTTCCGCGTCCATTTTCCTTCGTATTGCGCTCCTCGCGCTTCTGTCGCCGCAACGTTCCGTTTCTTTCGGCCCGATTATGTGCAACCTCAACCGTTCGATCCATATCATCGGCAATTTCGTAAGCCATTTTTCTTAGATAATTGTGGTTTTTTAAAGGGAGATGTCTTGGCGGGTTTTGAATCATTTTTTCCATCGCATTGGCCCAAGCCGTTATATTGTTCGGCCTGGGAGCACGCTTATCCCATTCGATGATGCCATAACCAACCAACTCTTGTAGTACTTCAGCATGGGTTCGCGTGGTCGACCAGGCCATCGGGCGCCCGGACACAGGTCGAAACAGGGCAAGATAGGCCAGCATCCGACGGCTGACCTCGCTCGGCAGGTCAAACCCGATCTTCATCACGGCTTCCACATCGACTTCCGCGGCCCACGAATCCGCGCCGGCCAGGGTCCGACAGGCTGGGCATTTCAATCTCATTTCGTTCCTTTCACAAAAAACCGATCGCACGTCCGTTCGCCGATTGGAGGCTTCTTTGGATCATCGTCTGCCCATCTCTGCCAAACCGAACAATACGCCAATAGCCCAACAGGCCTGCGCCTGAATTCATACCCGCCGCAAAACCGGCAGATTTCTTTCTCAATCTTTCTTGGAATATCAGACATAAGCAACACGATGCGGAGCGGATTCCTTAATCTTCGACATCGCCTCTTTCGCGAACTCTTCGGCTAAGGCATGCCGATCAAGATCAAAGACTGGTTCAAAAAATTCACATCGACCGGGAAGTAGTTCATACCACCGCGCCCGCTCGACTATATTTTCGGCGATGGTGCACAAATCGTTTTCAAGGTGTATATTGTTGCAAGACATGGTGTTCCCCTTCCTTCTACGGTTCAATCCACATGTAACTAAACATCCTTCTGCTTCGAAAATGTTTTCACTTCGAGTTTTGCCAGCGCCAAAACGCTCGGTTTTAGATCGGCCGGCGCATTTTTATACCCACGTTGGTTCAGCCGGAGCAGCTCAGCTCGCGAAATCAGCATTAAATTCTCTGGCTCGATGTTGCGCTTGTCGCCATCCAGAAATGAAACGACCATCTCGTCAGGCACCGGCCCGTGGGCCTGTTCCCATACATACACGTGTTTCTGTTTATACCGGGTCGGGAATCCGGTATGTGGGTCCGGCTCGGCCACTTTGATGTAGATATAGCCATTCTTGGAATCGATACGCTCAGATCCGAGCGGCTTTCGGTTGGCGGGGATGGACCCCTTCCTAAAACTCCGGGCATTCGCCCCCGTCAGCCCCTTGCCCTTTGTGCCGGCATTCCACGGCTGATGCCCTTTTTCAAAACGTCCTGACCGGCCACATGTGATCCCCCGATTGTGCACAAACGATTTGATCTGTTGCTCGGTCATGTCGGCCCTGAAATTATCATTGAAAATAGCCGTTAATTCCGCAACGCTCCGGCCTGCGTAGTTGTCCAGAAGAAATTGCGCCTGGTCTGATGTGTAAACCCGCAGCAACCGGAATTCGGCGAAAAGCTTTGGCACGTGCCCGGACTTGATGCCATTTCTTTTGAGTGTCGACCGGATTTGCACATCGGTTTTATCGGCAGCGAACACAGCATTAAAGGCCGTCGTCAGGTCACGAACGGTCAGATATCGATACGCGATCCGTAAGAATTCCAATTGTTCGGCAGTGTATCTAATCTTCATAACCTTCAGCTCCAAGCATCAAAGGTGGTTTTTTGAGGAGATTGTTGTTGATGGCCACCTGGGAATCCAGGGCCAATCGGGCATTGCCGATTATCTGGCCGGCCAGCGACCCGACGGCCTTGGATCGCTGGATCTCTTCGGCAAGCGCGTCCCCGTTCAACTCTTCGTCCGACAGCCGCTCCATCTGAGCAAACAAATGGTTGTTCAGATCGATCAATTTATTCTTCATTACATATTCCTTTCGAACTCCAAAGGGTCGAGCCCTTGATTGTCAATATACTCGGCAAAACCATGCCGCGCCTTCGTTAAAAAGGCAGCAACAAGACGTGCGTCCGATGGTTTCATAATAGTTCTCCCATTTCTAATCACGCAAGCAGGCATCCTAAGGTTCGAATCACATGTAGCTACCTACCAATTTTGAGCGCCAACTTCGGAGTTGAATGTTTGCCGTAACCGAGATGATGCCATTTCAGTACGCGCCCCCTCTCTTAATTCTGCGGCCCAATCACGGAGCATCGTGTCGGCCTTGCCGGTTGGCACATATCCATTCCGGTGCAGGTCGTTCAAAACTTCGGTGATAAATAGTTTGTCACTTTTTGCGGACGCCATGATCCCCTCCGTTATTTGTTTAAGATTTTAAAGCCGCCATTGTTTGCCCGCCTGCATTCGGCGCACATATAAACCTTTTCGCCATCATATATGTTTGTTCCGTAAGCTCCTGCGGCCTGACTCCTTAGCTGGACAAGTTTTACGTTCTTTCCATCGCACCATTGGGACAGTCCTGTTTTTTCACACTCGTGCATTGTTTCAAACTCCCCTGGGTTACCAAATAAAATAATCGATGATTCCACGAAGGCCAGAGCCGAAAAAGTAGCCAATCATTGGCACTAAAATGGCCACCACATTAATTTTTGGTTTCGGCACCCGGAGCGCGATCCATCCGGCCATGTTTATATCCATGCATAAATTCAGTGATCATAAGCGGTCGGACAATCTCTAAGAACCAATCAACATGATCCTCTGCTAACTTCTCAACTGACATTGGTTCATTAACCGATTCAATCCGATTAGGCGGCATTTTGGGAGTAAATTTATCTGCAGAATTCGTCACATCCCCTCTCTTTCGGAATACAGGTACTGTGTCTAAAAAAAATGATCCAGCCAGAGTTTGACCACCCAACCAAGCGCCCACCCACCTAAACAAATGGCGCCCACGAAAGGCACGACGACAACCAAGGTCGAATCATGTTTGAACCCCTGCCAAAAAACCGCAATGAAAATCGCGATACACATCAGTGGAAAAACTTTTGTGCCCCATACTGTCATACTGGCTCCTAACTCCCCACTTGGGGACTCTCCGTAATTACGCAGGTTGAATGCCGGTGATAGAGATACAGGCGATATCAATATTCAGCGTCCCAAAAACAGCCTGGATCTCCTCTTTGTAAATACGCCTGAACAAAGACCCCCGCTGTTTTTTAAACCTCCAAACACACCCCTTCATCCGTCCGTTTTTGCCATATCCATTCGACAGTGTGACACCCCTGCCAACGATGCACGTCCCCTCATTCCATCTAGGTCCATACTTCCTTAATTCGTCGGTTTTATTGCCGGATTGAAACGCTTTAAAATACTCATTGCGCAAGGGAATAAATAACGGCTTCATCTTGGACACCATGTAAAAATCAGCGCAGCCGCACGACGGGCAAACAAGATCCCATGCATTTATGCCTGGGAATCGGCAGCTGTTAATTTCCTCTTTTTCATCGTCGGTTCCGGTCCATATGCATCGACAACATTTATATTTTTTAGACATTTCTGACCCCCCTGGATTACCTGCCAAATCCGAGCACCTGTTTCCTATCACGCAAGCAGGCATCGCAGATCAAGAGGCACCCGGTGCGCGATCCAACCAGCCGCTTTGATAAATCGTTTTTTCTCAACGAGCCACATCGCGAATCGATACAAAGCATAGTAGTACCAACGCGGCATGACATGTATGCACCGCAACGGATAACCCCGCTTACAAGCCCAATAATAAAGAGGGAGATGCCATCTTCGGCCAACGAATTCGAGCATGGACAAACATGCCTTTTCCAACCGAATCATGATTTTATCCTCGCGACTGGTGAAACCGGGCAGGTGATAAACACCCGCCCGGCAAGATATCACAGACGTGCAATTGCTTTTTTGTCGGATAGACCGAATAAAATTTGCAGGTCCAGGCTGTCGATCCGTTTGTTACGATCAACTTTCGGGATATCAATCCCAAGCTTTTTCATTGCTGATTCGACGTGGAATGCTCGGTTGCGGCCGATTCCGATGGCGGCCCCGGCCTCTTCCTGAGTCAACCCCTGCCGACGCATCCACAACAAACGGCCGGCCTGGTTGATCGTTACCCCATGCGCCTGGCAGTGGCCGGCGAATTCGATCCCCAGGCAAACACCGAGTTCCCGAATGGACTCCGTGTTTTCAGGACCGCCGAATTGGCCGGTGACCATCACATCGAGCAGAACATCCTCGGCCCAGTCACGGAAAGCCCTGGCGCGTTGGCTCTGTGCGCGCATGGCAATCCTGATGACACCACGATAGGAGAGAACTACTTGTGGTGACATTTTCCCATCTGTTTGACGGTGTACGCTAACCGTACGGCAGTGTTTTTCTTCTTTGATTTCGCCTACTTCTTTCAAACTTCTAATCAGCCTGCGTATACCCTTGACGCCAATCGCTTCACCAAATTGTTGAGCAGTAACCCACTTTTCACCGTCGATATCCTGGATGGAAATGGGATACTCTTTTTGCTGTGCTTTAAATTTAACGACATCACCCATTAGCCACCTCCTTTTTGTTGTTCCTCCAAAGTTCACAAACCTGTTCCATCGCCAGCTCCATCTCTTCGATGGTTTGATCCATGAGTTGAATGAGCCCGCAGTTTCCGGACTCGCTAAATTGGAACTGTTCGTGATCGATCCCGTTTAAAAAATCACGCAGCATCCACATGCGGCAAATGTTGGTCTCGAGAAGGTCGGTTGGTGCTTGAGAAGTCGGCAGGTCTGCCATTGGTACACCTCCATAATTTAGACGGTTTGACAGCGGAGGCGCAAAAAAAGAACGCGCCCGAGATGTGTCAACGCTTATGGAAGCGCCCACGTACCTCACGATACGTGGCATCTCGGGCGCGCAAAAATGCCCAAAAACAACAAACCCCCTTTCGATGCCGGATTGCATCGAGGGACGGGGGCGCACCATAATTTTGACGCACCCAGTGTGCGCAAAAACATATGGGTTTGTCAAGCGCATTTCATTATCGTTCATGAGTCTCAACGACCCGCACCTCCCAGGATTCATCTACCCCTTCAACTCATAAGAGAAAATCGTCTTCGACACCCGTTCGGTGCCAAGACGTTCAAGCATCCCGTCATTGAACATCTCTACGCGGTCCCAGTTCACGTATTCCTTGGCCGTTTTAATGGCGGACTGCATGCCGGCGGCCTTCAACCGATCCAGCATCCCCTTGATCCGCTTGACCCGCCGCTCTTCCTTGAGCATAACCGAACCGCCGGGCAGATCGGCCCGGTCCCCGTCGCCGAGAATTTCAGATCGGCTTGATCGCACCAACCGGTCCAGCTGCTTTTCGAAGGCGATGATCTTCTTTTTCTCACGGTCGATACCGTCGGCGTAGCGGCTTTTAACGACATCGATTTCAGCGTTCGCCTTCTTTACGGCATCATCCCTGGCAACAATCGCAGAGGAAATATCGGTAAGCAGTTGTTCGGCACGCATAAGGTGTTCGTTTTGTGGCTTACGCATCGTTTGACTCCAGTTCCAGACGCATCTGACCGAGATACTCCGGCAGGGAAACATCTTTCATTTTAGCTATTCTGGCCAACATTCCGATGGCCTGTCGTTGGCCCTTCGCGCAATACAGCGTGATCTCACTTGCACTGGCGGCAAGCCAGTACCCGCCATTGGTAGCGGATGAGTTGCTGACGATGGGGACCCCGTCATTACGCAGATTGGTGATGATATAGCGCAGCTGCCTGGTGTCGTTGATGCGATGATGATACTGGCGATCGAACACCTGTTCGTATAATTCACCCATGCCGATTTTCTTGTTGGGTCCGGCATGCCGTGTCATCACAAGCAACAGGCGCGTCCTTGCCTTTTCAACATCCTCCGGGGTCATCCGATTGATACTCATCCCGTTTCTCCTTGTTATTCGTTCAGATAGCGACAGCAGTCGTCGTAAGCTGCCTCGAACCCGGCGCCGATGGGCCGGTACAGTGCACGTGCAAGGTCCCCGGGCAACTTGATAAAGCACCCGAAACACAGGGCCCGGCCCTGTTTTTTAATCCGTTCGCACTGGCATTGCTCGCTTGTAAGCACGCCGATGTAAAAAAGCCGATCGTCGGCCTTTTGGTTTTTTCTTTTTTCCATGATTTATTTTACCTCCGGTCTGCCCGTTCCGCTGGTTGTAATTCTCGCGGCTGAGCACGGTAATGGCTCTGCCGGCGTATTCATCGACCTTGATCACCACGTCCAGGTCGGGGTGCCAATATATGGCAAAAACCCGGTAACTGTTTCCGTCCCGATCGAAAAGGTTCCGGCACGGATGCACAGGCACAGACTCGCGCAACACCTTTTGAATCAACGCCTCAGTGGGCCAGTTCCCGACCCGGATCAGCCAGTTGTCGCAAAAATGCAACGACAGCCGGATCATCTGGATGCCTTTTTCTGGCGATTCTGGTGATAGGATAGTGCTGCAACGAGTTTATGCAGTTGCTGAGCGGTGCACCACCGATAAGATCCGATCGGTGTGCCTTTCTTGTTTTTAAACATGTTCTGAGCGATGGCGTCGATGTATGAATCCTTGACGCCGATGTCTTCGCGGATGGCGACGATCTTTGATATCAATCGTTTTTTACTGCCTGCCGGTCGATAAAATTTATTCGTATGCGTAAAACCCATGCGCTCAAAGTGCAATATGGCCTGGTCGAACATATCCTGGGTCAGTTCCTTGGTTGATGTGACACCAAGGCCGCTCAGCAGAGCCTCTTTCTCGTCGGCCGTCATCCCTACCTGGGCCTTGGCCGTATGAAACATGGAAATCTGTTTTTTATTAATCGGCATCATGCCCTCCTTGCGGGATCTATGATATCGACCGGCAGGGAAGGCCTGGGGATAATCCTGGAAAGGTTCACCGTGGATGACGATCCGCAGTGACGGCAGTTCCCATCTTTGTACTGTTCGGATACGGTTTCACAGTTGAAGCACAGGATCGCCCGCTCCAACTGGATCCCGGGCCCTGGAGATCTCGAAAACATAGCGGATTTGCCAAGAAATGATTTCATACGGCCTCCTTTTGTTCCTCTTCAATGAGGGTTATGGATGAGTTGTTTTTCTCAAGGTGACGGCGCATGCTCTTGAAGTTGCACCAAGAGGAATAGAAAAACGTGCTCTTTTTGTTGGGATCAATATTCATTGCTTTCAGCGTTTTCTTAGACATCTTGTTGAACACGCAGCGGTTTTTTGTACTCCATAGATATGTGGCGGCCGGCCTGAAAAACCGCCGCCGTTCCTCACAATCAGATAGAAACCATCCCCCTTCCAGTACGCCGTTCACATAAAAGGTGATGGCGTTTTTAAATGTTGATATCCGGCTCAATCTCAACTTCAATCGATATCCGTCGCAGTCCAGGCAGACATGGCCGTAAAAGCTACAGAGCCGTTCTTCTACGGCATCCCATTGCGCATCATTCATCTGACATTTCCTCCGAAAGCTCGCCCTCAATCGATTCAACCGCCGCCACGGCAACATCCAGGCCCTCCTGGATGGCGTCCATAGCCTCCCTGGCCAGGGTCTTTAATCCTCGGATCCGCCGAAGCTTCTCCGCGTTCTCGTCGTTTTTAACCAGATTTGGGCCCGGATCATCGATCATCTGGTATTTTGGCGGCCGGTTTTTCGGCATGGGAATCCGTCTCATCATCCCTCGGCGGACAAGCAACCTGAGATATTCCTGGGCCGTACTTTTCTCGACCTGGCAGTTGGCCATCAGGTCGTCTACCCCAATGGTGCCGCGGCGGTTGGCACGGATCAGGCGATACATGCAGTGTGTTTTCGTGGCCGGGCGTGGATCGTATTTCTTGCCGTCGTACCTGAAAACGCCCGGCCGAAGGCGGACAACTTCATTGCGCTTCATGAAATCGCGCATGGACCGGTATATCGGCTGTTTCTCCTTATTTGATACAAGATCCAAACGAAGGGCGATGTCCTGATAGGAGACCTCATCCCGGCCCTTCAGGTCGATCCGCATCACATCCCGCATGCGCTGAGCAAAAGACTTTTGCATGGCAACCCCCTAATTCTTGGCCCATCTGATGGCTGATTTGATGGAAGCGGTGGCGATGTCGGGCGTGACTTCATCGGTGTTTTTGGCATTGGCGTACTGAACGCAGTATTGCAATGCGCGTTTTACCAGGCGGAAGTTGCCGTCTGATGTATTCTTGGTACTGGTCTTATGGAGGATGTTGGCGATATCGGCGCTGATCTGCACACCAACGGCGTCCTTGGCGTAGATGATCACGTCGCTCTGTTTCATCGGCTTGAACATCACCGGCTCGAATGTCCGCGTCCAAACCCGCTCGTTTCGCTGCATAAAAGGAAGGAGTTTCCGTTCCCCGATCAATACGATGGGACAAAGGGTCATTCGGGTGATGTCTCTCATCAACTCCAGATGCATGTTTTTCAACCGGTCCACCTCGTCGATGAGAATGATGGTGTCCGGATTTTCAAAAAGATGGTCGACGATGTCACGGAAACAACGGCCCTTGCGCTTGGCAACATCCTCGATCCCAAGTTCCCGGCAAAAATCCCGTAGGAACTCAAGCTCGCTGGAATACCAAATAGCGGTTGATTCAATATAAACCGTGTCGGTGTTGTTGGAGTGAAACCACTTGATGGTCCTGGACTTGCCGAGACCGGCGCCGCCGCACACCACGCCGAACCGACCCTCGTCGATGTCCATTCGGATATCGTCCATCATCAGTACAACGTTCCGCACGTTCTGCGTTTGAATAAATTCCGTCTTTGACATTGTAAGTGCCATCATCTCTCCTTTTTTTTCCAGTAGGAAAACTTATATTGCCCTTGCCATCGCAGCTTCTGCAGCCCGGATCTCTTCCCAATAATCGCTCTTTTCCAGGCTCTTATATTGCGGCGTCTGCTCGAAATAACGCATGAAGGCCAGCCACTGTTTCGGAATCATCACCTGGCGGGCATCCAGCTTGAGGAGCTGCTCGTATTTATCCAGATCCTCCATCCCTTCCAGTTCGGTAAATACGTTGGTCTCTTCCTTCTCATTTTGCTCAAAATACTCGGCCGCTTCCGCTTCAATCCGTTTCTCATCGGCGGCTGTGAGCTGCTTGGGTTCCGGTTCTAACGGGGTAGGGGAGGGTCCTGTCGGAGAGACACCGTCCCTTGCCAATTGCTGTTGATGGGCCGGGAGCACCTCTTTTTCCAATAATTGCTGAGACAACCCACTGGCTATCTTAAATTGATGCCCCTTTATTTCACAGTATTCGGACAATTTGGCGCGATCCTTATCCGTGCCCAAATGAGTGGCCATCGGGTGGATCTGGTCTTGTTCCGTAGCGATACAGACGAACTCGCCATTTTCGTAAACGGCGATATAGCTTGGGTCTTGCAGGTCGTAACGCACCTCCACCTGGTGATGCCGGCCGTATAAATTATTGTGATAGTAATAGCGGCCCATGTGGGATATCCGGCTGGCACGAATAACCGCGCCTTTCCTGGCCCACATCAACGCGGTCAGTTCTACAGGATCAATCCCCTGGCCGCGCCCTGGCGAAAACAGATCCATAGGAGCCCATCCCTTCAGATATTTACTGCGTTCCTGAGGCCGATGGGCATACTCATCGAACCAGCCGGCGATCACCTGATGGGTCATTTCCAAGGTCAGGTATTCTCCGCCGACGACTTTGTCGAAGACCTTGCGGTGCAATTTCTCTCCGCGGTTCATGCGCGGCGGTTTTTTCACAATGCTGGTTCCGGTGTAGGTCGGTGCCTTTCTCTCAAGCTCCGCAAGTGTCCCAAAAAAACGTTCCACTGTTTTTGACTGGCCATGATAGGCCCATGCGAATACGGTCTGGATGCCAAGTTGCTCGTAAATGCCTGACAGGCCTGCCTGCTCGAGATCGGTGCCGGTGAAATAGTTGCCCTTGAACGCCCGCCCGTTATCCAGGTAGACGACGCGTGGAATTTTACCAAGAAACAGAATCGCCCGGCGAAGCGCAGATGATATCGCAGCCGTGTTCTCCGTTGGCATGATCTCCCATCCGCACGGCATGTTCGACCGCATGTCAAAAAATGTGATCAGCGTCATGCGCTGAGGCTTGCCGGTCCACGGGTTAAGCGTATTGAAATTCAGTGTGTGGCCGTCAGCCACCAGCACGTCGCCGACATTGATCAACTCCGGGTTGCGGTCGATGGAAAGGCAGCACTCATCATTCCAGCGTTTCTTCCCGCCGCGCTGAAAGCACCAGATATCATAATTGTGTTCCTTGAAATCAGTCAGCCAGCGCCGGTACGTCGACGGGTTGTGGCCGTTATCGATTCCTGCGGCGGCCATCCGGCGCTTTGCCTCACGGGTTGCCTCCGATATCAGCAATGCATTGGGATGTAGGGCCACCTGCATCAGAATGGTCGCCTGTTGGGCGGTAATAATCCGTTTCCCCTTGCGCGCTTTCCCGCGCCGGTCGGCCAGGTTCCCGCCGGCACGCACGGTGCGTTTCCAACCTTCGATGGTCTTCCAGGAAACCTCACCGACGATGGCAAAAATTTCCCGGTAGATCAGGCCGTTGTTGTAGGCCAGCATGAAGTTGTCCCGCGCCGTTGTCTTTTTGCCGTGGCCGGCACCGGCCACGGCGCTGGTGTAATGCAGCAATAAATCGGTCTTGGCGGCGAATTTAATCTTTTGGGGCACGCTCATTGCCATGACCGGTGTTTTTACCGGTGATGTTGCAAGGAGATGGGTGTTAGATTCGGTAGGTAGGTTACAAACCACCTCTTTATTATAAAGGAGACGGATGTCTTCCGGCAGATGGTCTATATTGTAACACCGGATTCTTCCGCCACGGCCCCTGCCTGGCAGATCGACACATGACCATTTTTCCTTTGATGCGCGAAGCTGTAACACCCGCACACTGACGCCGGAAACCCGGTTGATTTCTTGTATGGAAAGTGTCTCCCCAGTCTTCATGATCACCCCTCAAGTAACCGCTTCAGACCATCCAGGATTTCAACCATCTTTTTTCGGTCAATACCCTTGAATCGGTTTGTTCTGGCTGCAAAAATACTTTCTGTGATCGATCGAAATGCGTCACGGAATTCATCTGGAAGATCTCCCGTACTCGTTGAGATACGAGTCTTGACCTTCTCGATTGGTTCACCGCGCAAACACTCGACGGCCCATACAACGTGTTTGGTGAGAATACCTTCGGAACCGGTGTCAAGGGCTCGCTTGATAGCCATCCCCCATGCCCTGGGTTGTTCATTCGGCTCCAACCGGGTCAACGGACGAACCAACGCCTCTTTTTCAGGCAGCACGGGAAAACTTTTGTCCGCATTGCGGACATTTTCGATTACCGAAATGCCGGACAGGTACTGATACGCTGTCGAGCGGGCGCAATCGAAACGGTCTTTCGTGTATTGCTCGAAGGTTGAATACTTTGTCCGGTACAATTTCCGGTCCCGGATCTCCTTCAAGGCAAACCCTACCTTCATCCACGAAACCATATTGTCTTCAACAACCTTTTCCAGGTGTTCCAGGTCCTGACATTCCACGTCTGTCATTTGAGCGATTTCCATCTCTCCACCTTTGCTATTGGTTGTTTTTTCTGATAGGCCGATAGACACTCCATCGAATCCGTTTAATGATTTCCCTTTGTTTTAAAACCGTAAGAGCAATTTCAGCGAGGTCTTCAAATGAAATCAACCGATGAGTCTTTGAATAAACAACCGAAGTTTGGCGCGGCATCCCCCTTGGTTCTCCGAAGCAGAGCGGGTACAATGGCATGCGTTCTAAAAAACTCGATGATGCCCCCGTATAAAAATCCTCGGCTACCGTTCGGCGAAAGTTGGCCCATGCTTCACGATCTGTTACAACCGCTAAAAGTGGCTCATACGCTGATGGAGAAACAGCTTTCACATATCTCAAAAAATCTTCCGGGCTTATTTCATCGGGCCTTCGTGATATACAGGCCGGAAATTGAGTTTCCGGACGAAGAGACAACGTATTATCAGGGGGAAATGTGGTTGGATGATGGGGCTCAATCCCCTTGCACGGCGGATGGGTTTTGTTTTCATGACACCAACAATCGCATTCTTGCCTATTCATTTGATTTTAATCTCCTTGATTTTAGTACGATACGATTCGCATCGTGTGCCGATATTGGCGGGCTTAATTTGGATCAAATCGAAATCATTTCGTCTGCTGCATCTTTTTATAACGAGTCCGTGAAGCTTCTTTTCGATATTGGCTGGTTGATCTTCCCTATCGATTTCGTGGATTCGCTTTCGTTGGCAGCCGATATTTTCGGTCAGCCAAACGGGGCAAAACCATTGGCGTTTTAGTTTTCCCTACGCCACCCTCCGGTCCGTCAATTCCAGCCAAGTCTCTTCTTTCATGCAATCTTTCACGATGATTCTCCTTTTCTATTGGTTGGGTTGTTTCCAAAATGTTTCATTCAACCGCGTCTCGATAAAATTCCTGACATATTGCGTGCCGCGCCGACCGGCAACCACCTGGGAAACAAAAGCCCGTGTCACCCCAAGCTCGTTTGCCCATGCAGACATCAGCTCGCCTTTCCTAAGGGCGATCGACCGGATACGCCTTGCAATCACCTTGCGGCTGATCGATCTGTCATCGTCGCTTTCATCCACATAAAAGGTGAAAGTCACTTTTTGTTTTCGTCTCATCTAAAAATACGACTCCAGTTTGCGTACAATTTTGTTCTTTTCCTTGATCGCCATCTTGGCTTCCGCCCAGGAGAGGAGTTTTTGCTCACGATCGCCGATGACGCGCAGGCCCATCGGCTGGACCATCACATCGATGGCGGAGCACTTGCCGACCGCAGCGCAAAAAACAGGCAGGGCCTTAAGCGGGATCTGCCGGTTCATGTCATTTGGGTTCAGCCATTTTTCAAACGTATCGATGGTCAAACGTTTTCCGTTACCGCTGACCAGGCCGACACCGTAACTGGCAGCCAGGTCGTTCATCCGATCCACGATCTGCTCGCGGGAAAGTCCGCAGGTGCGGACATCGTTGTTCAGAGCCTCCTTGACAGGCTTGACAACGTTCAAGGTGGGTTGGTTGAAGAGTTCGAGTTGGATGGGTTTGTTCATCATGTCCGTCGTCTCGTGATGAGCTGTCCGGTTTTAGAGGCCACTCGGACGTTGACAGTTTTCACCCTGTCGGGATAAGGTGATTTTGCGCGTTAACTTGTAAAGCAGGGTACACAAGAATTATGTGGTCGTCAACTGTTTTTCGTATAAATATGTTGTTCGTTAGTCAAAAATCCATATAATTCTATAAACTACTAATATATTATCATATAACGACTAACGAAAGCGTTTCGTTAGTCGTTCGTTAGTCGGGCCATGACAAACGAAACAAGATTTAGTGATTTTAGAAGCCGGCTTGGCTACATAATTAGCATGTCCGGAGTTGATAAAAAGATATTCGCAAAGCAATGCGGTATTAGTGAAAACCAGATATACAATTATCTAAAAAGAGATCAGGAACCTGGAACAAAATTTTATCGCGGGCTAAAATCTCATTACCCTCAAGTCAGCATTGATTGGTTGATATCAGGGGTAGGCGAGCCCTTCCTCAACACAAAAAATTCGTTAAATAGCAACGCCTTGGATATGAAACATGAGTCTATAATTAAGAATTTCGATGACAAAGAGTTTGCCATAGAGATCAACCAGGCCCTGGTGGCCTTGGAAAGAGCATCGATAAAAGAGTTTTACCGGATAGGAGGCTACATACAGGCACAGGCGGAACAAAAGGCGAGACACAGTACGGATCGTCGCAATAATGCGGATGATCGCCGCCAAGGCACCAAACCTTATACTGGCGATGAACGTAGGATGGGTGGAGAGAGGAGAAAGGCTGTGGGGGAATAAGGCTTGTTTGGAGTGACGGCCCGTCCAACCAAGCTACACATAATAACGGGCCGCACATGCCTCGCAAACACCGCGGAAAAATCACTTATCTTCATCTGAGTTCCATCTGCCCTGTATTTTCCTGATCTGCCTCAGCCCTGCGTTACTTTTATAGGCAAGTTCTGAGCGACTTTTTTTAACGGTGATCTTCGGGTTGGCATGACCATCCCGATCAACAATAGATACGTGATCGTTCAAACATCCAAGGATAAACATATATTGTTGATTTTTGAGCCACTTAGCGGACAGTCCCTAACCTTGCTGGATGTATACAAATAGTGAAATTATAGTGGAGGCTGATAAATGTTATTACCAAATCTTTCTATTGATCGAATAATCATCCATCAAGTATATCAACGAGATCAAGATGGCACAAAGCTCCCCCCGTTGCAAAGCCATGAGTATACAATTTTTGCGCATGACGCCATGCAAACATTTAAAACTCGTATAGTTAATGCTCTTGGCAATGAATCCAAAGCAGTTCAAATGGAAATAGTTAATCAAGAACCTGATTACATCCCCTCTATCGTTGATACGATAGTTGATCAGAACAATGACTCATTCGCAATATCATCTCATGATATCGCAAAGAAACTTACTGATGCACAACATTCCAGATCTATACCAGGCGGCATAATAGTTGTTTTTGACGGCATGTATGGAATTTCGCAAAAAAAATACCTTGGAATTATTAAAGCAGAGGTTCATAGTGGGTATGAAAAAGAGGTTAACCCTGCAACGAAAGAGATATCGCTAAAATTTGTTGAAGAATTGTTACTTACACCAGGAACACGTCTCTACAAAACAGCAGGCTTTTTTGAGAAAAATGGCTACAATGTACCTATTTCTGGTCTGAATGATAAGTGGATTGTGATGGTATCAGATTACCAAATAAGCAAAGCGGAAGGAAAAGCAGCAGCTAAATATTTTTATTCTGATTTTCTTGGTTGCGGATACCCTCAAACGAGTGCGAGAACAACCAAACAGTTTTATGAATCTGCAAAATCGTTTATAGCGAGCCTTGAAATCTCATCAACACAGAAGATTCATCTTTTTAATGCCTTGACCACATATCTTAAGGTCGAGACATCTTCGACAATCAGTGCGTCAGAGTTTGCAGAAAGGTACTTCAATATAGATACCCAGGACCTATTCACCAGCCACATTGAAGAATCAGGTTTACCGAGTACCGCGTTCACCAAAGATATTGAGCATATTGAGAGCAAACTTAAACTTAGAAAGGTACAATTTCAAAGTAAAATAAAAATTATTGCGCCATCAGATACATTTGAAGAATTGGTTACCATTCAGACAATGGAAGGCGATCCTGATGAGTCAGGAACCCCAGTAGAATGGACAAATGTAATAATCAAGGACAGGATAATTGATCAAGAATGAATGAAGCTGAATTTAAGGAAATATGGGAATCAGACAAGCCTGTCTATGATGCCTGGGGCCATTATATTTTAAAGACTGTAACTGAAGCATTAGAAAAAAGAGGGAAGGACCTTGATGTTTTTCTTAAGGTTCCTGCGAAATGCCGTCTTAAGGACGACAAGTCCCTTATTGATAAAGCATTTTACCGGGATGGAAAGAAATATTCTGATCCTTACAATGAAATAGAGGACAAGGTTGGTATTCGGTTCATTGTACTATTAATAGACGACATTCATGAAATTTATAAAATAATTGAAGATCATGAGGATTGGGATTTCACCACCTGTAAACATTTCGAGGAAGATAGAAAACGCGACCCTCTTCTTTTTACATACCAATCAGTTCATTGCATCCTGCGCCCGAACAAAGACATCGTTTATGAAGGTATTAATATTCATAGATCAACTCCCTGTGAAGTCCAAATCAGAACACTTCTGCAACACGCCCACGCAGAATTAACTCATGATGCTATTTATAAAAGCAAAAGAGCTGTTCAGCCAAAAGTGCATCGAACAGTTGCAAAAAGCATGGCTCTTATTGAAACAACCGATGATTTTTTTAGAGATGTAACTAATTTGCTTAACTACGGGCCACTCGAAGAGCACAAAATCCTTGAAAAATTAAATGGGATCTATTCCCGTAATACAGAAATAGAATCTCATACTCAAAAAGCATCTATTATAATTTGGGATGAATTTGAGCAATTTATCGATGAGCATCTAGTGGACAATATTCAAGCCATGCTTTCCGAATATGCTTTTTTATCTGAAACAATCAAAAAACGGTATAATGATAGTGTATTGTATCAACAGAGCACGGTTTTCTTTGTTTATTGGATGTTAAAAAATCGGAAAAGAAGATTACTTGAAGATTGGCCATTACCAAGAGGAATTCTTGAACTATTAGCAGGTGATCTTGGAATTAATATTTCGGATGTATAAAAAGATATTTAAAGTCACGCTTTTTTCAAATAAAAAAAAGCATTACAAATTTCTGATTTTATCTGCAAATCTTGCGTAAGATCAGGCCAAAAACGCTCAAATTTCTGATTTTAAAAAAACATTCGAAATTGATCCTGAACGCGAGTGTCATACAATCCATGCACCACCATCAAACCCACACCGATAGCCCAATCACGTTTCATACACGGTTCACAAAAGTGCCACAAAAAGTCCATCAAACCCCCTAAATCATATTTCTGAGATAGTCTGCCTCCCCATACCTAAAAAGAAGGGCGGGAATAGAAGAGGCGATGAATTGTTACACATATGTTACATGGCCTTAAATAATGAAATGACAAAGGAAATATAACATATTGAT